ATTGTGAATTTGTTAGTTTTGACATATCATGATATGCCGACCAATTTTTATCTTTCAAATCTATTTGATATGAATCACCACAGAATATCATTTTTGAATCTTTTCCTAATCTACCTATACACATAGATAGTTGTGGTCTAGTTAAGTTTTGGAACTCATCTATTATAACTATTGAGTTATCAAATGTTCTACCTCTAAAATGAGCTAATGATACAAGTTCTATCTTTTCTTCTTTTTCCATCTTTTCAAGTATTAACGGTTTATTATAGACTTTACGCATATTAGATCTAATTGGAACTAACCACGGTTCCATTTTTTCACGTTCAGATCCTGGTAAGAAACCATTATCTTCTGTAGATATAGTAGGTCTTGTAATTATAATCTTATTGTATTGTCTTTTAAAGAATTGATCTAATGATGTTTGTACTGCTAATAATGTTTTACCACTACCTGCTTTACCTACAATAAAATTAAATGGATGTTTTAAGATTTCCGTTTTAGCTTTCTTTTGTTCTTCAGAAAGACTAAGTGAAAACCTAATAGCTCCTTTAGGTGGAGTCTTATCTTTATTTGGCATATATATTATTTTTTTGCAAACTTCTCAATGCCACTTATACCAAAGCAACCAAGAACAACCCAAACAAATGAGTCATATACAAATTCATTTATAACTAGATCATAACCATACCAACCTGTAATTAGATCAGCCATCATTATAATACACATTATTACAAAGGCTACAAAGCCTATGATTGATTTTTCATTCCAATCATTATCATCTTTAAATATTTTCATTATAATACAGTATTAGGTCCCATTTCCATTCCATACGGACAACCACATCCTTGAACTTGTCCTCCATTCTTCATTACTTGTCCACCAAATTGTTTTTTAGGTTTAGTATGTCCCCAGCCCATTTTTTTATATTTTAAATGTTCTGCATACGTTTTAGCCATTTTACCTTCTCCTTTTTTAGGATACATCATGTGAGGTTTAAAATCTTTTTTCATAGTTATTATTTTTTATTTTTTTTCCAACTAATTCTTTTTGAACTTGTTTTTTTTCTAGCTGCAGATGTACATTGTGATTTAGTAGGTCTACAAGCAGGATATGGTCTTTTAGACGAACCTTTTGCAGACTTTCTTCCACAAGGCTTACCTGTTTTACAATCTATCCAGCCTTTACCTTTGTTTCTGCTAAACCATTTATGTAAGCTTTCTTTAGCCATTACTTTTTCTTTTTGTTGCCCCAATTAGCAGCACCTACTTTTCTACATTTTACTAAAGCACCAGATGCATACGCTGAAGGCCATACACTATATCTTGATCTTACTTTATGATAACAAGCATCTTTTTTGCTACCACCTTTTTTATATGTTGTCTTTTTCTTTTTCATAACTTAACATTTCCAACGTCTTCTTGCTTTACAAATCCTTTTATCAGGAGTTTTACTACAATTTACATTGTGCATTCTCATTTGGCCAGCAGATCTTGCGCAATAAGACTTTTTACGTTTACCTCCTCCTGGCTGAGGAGCTTTTAATTTAGAGCCAGTTCTTTTATTAATCATCCTACGTCCTTTAGCCGTAAGACCACCAGCTTTACTTTTACACCCATTTTTTATTGAGCAACCTTTCATTGCTCCTTTTTTCTTACTCATTTCTTTTTCTTTTTTCCTCCCCAGTATTCAACAGCATAGCCTTCTCTTACTAAGGTTTCGTTTATGTTTATTTGTATTGTTTGCGGTTCAGCTGTTAAGTTATCTTCACTTATCTTCTCTACAAACAACGTACCAAGCACCCTACCATACTTTCCCACTTCTTTACTTTCAAGGATAAACTCTCCGCCTTTCAACATCTCCTCCAGCCTAGCTTTGGACGCTAAACCACGTTCTTTTTCTTCTAGATCCCGAGTTCTTGACTCTGGAGTGTCTATACCTGCCAGCCTTATTCTCTTATGAACTGACACATCAAATCCTAGATCAATAACAGCATCCACTGTATCTCCGTCTATGATTCTATCTAATTTGGCTTTGTATACGTACATTTAAAATATCTCTTATTTCTGCACACTTTTCATACTCTTCTTCATCTTCAAAGTAAAACATCATGTTTTCAAGAGTTTCTATTTTCATTTCTTCTCCCGGCTCATGTGCGCATATAGCTTGCATTTTAGTTGGATCATCTGTTTTTGAATCCAACAGTTCACTTAATGTTTTTCTACCAGTAATAATTTTAAAAGAGTTTCTAAAAGCTGCGTCCACTATCATTTCTTCTAGTTCTAGTTTCTCTTGAAGTGTCATTCCTTCAAATTCTTCTGGTTCATTTGGGTTTTCTTGCATAGCTTTCTTATTAAATGATCCCTTTCCGTAAAGGATCCCTATATTATAATATAATGAAAATTTTTGGGTAATGGAAATTTTGTATGTATGAAGTTGTTGGAACCTTGTAGTGATCAGCCCCCCGTCTTAATTTTGGCGTAGTGCCACCCCCTATGTAAATAGGGTAAATTAATTTAAAATTTTTAAAAAACAAGTTTATGAAAAATTCTAAAATCACTATAGTACCTAATGAAGCTGGTACTACAGTACGTGAATCCTCTAACAAGGACATTCACTTTGTAAGATTACAACAATCCTCTATCAAGGTTGCAAATAACTTTCTAAAGAAAGTGACACTTTCGTGTCTGGTATTTGGCAAGCATGATGAGCTTGTTGAAACCTTTGGTTCTCTTAAATTTCTACCAGGCAAGCTGGTCATCAAAGAATCTTTAGATTCATCTGATGACAGAAATCTTAAGAGAGCTGGATCTGATGATGCTCCTATATGTTTGTCTGGTGACCAGCCAATATATAGAACAATCATCTATGATCCAACATCTTCACTTGAGGATACTCTAATCCCACACACTAACGTGGATGAGATCAGAGCATTCCACAATGGTGAAGAGTTTGTACCTGCAGATACTGAAGTATCTGAGGCACAAGCTTAGTGTGCAAGGGAGCTTCGGCTCCCATTTACACACTGCTTGACCTATAATAGCTACTGGTTACCTAAGTTAGACCAATAATTATTAGTTAAGCCAATTAATTGCACAATAAAAATTAATTATGTGCATTAAATTGTGAGTGTGAGGTCATAATACCCACAAAATACCACTTGTTACCACTAATACAAGTGTTAATCACAATAATATATAATATAGCTATAATAGTAGTGAGTTAGGTCCTTAATGGATGGGTTCTCTGCAATAATACTATCAGCAATGATAGTTACTACTTATTATAGTCTATGTTATATCTCTCTATAGGATAATAGTATCCAAAACCTCTTAAAATTAAATTGTTATGAAAATATTTGGATTTAGCCGTAATGGCTTCTTATATATAGATAATGGTGATAACCTTATCTCACAACAAACTACATCTAGTGAATCACAGATGTTAAATGATTACTCTAGTATTCAAGAGTATGGTAACTTTACTTCTGCAAATTTTGCATACCATAAACCTAAGTTAGAAAAAATGTTTGCTGGATCTGACTGGTTGGAAAAGGAAGAAAATCAACTATGGTAAATCATTGAGTATTAACTATAACCTTGGTAAGCTGCTTCGCCAAGTAAAAATGAGAGTCAGGTAGTTGGTCAGCTATAGATAAAGTGATTAAACCTTCTTGGAGGCGTGAAGGGTAGCAGGGATTAACCTCAACTGCATTATAACGTTTACATACTACGTTGAAAGTATGAACTAACTTAAATTAAATGACATGACTAAATTTATAATAACAAATCATAAAGGATTTCATTTATCTTTTAACAATGGTTGGCAAGTAAGTGTACAGTTTGGTCCAAGTAATTACTGTGAACGAAGATATGAAGACTATGATTCACCTATAAAGAGTGAATCTTGGCAATCTAAAAATGCAGAAGTTGCTGTTTGGCGTAATTTTGGCAAACAAGAAATGATAATGTTAGAAAATGATGTAGTGCGTGGTTGGACAAGTCCACGTGAAGTAGCTGAATTATTGTACTTAGTTAGTACTG